TGATGGACTATAAAACAGCAGCAATTACAGACCCATTAGAACTGCTGAGTAAAGAGCAGTTCCCTGTTTTAATATCTACCGCGCTAGACAAAGGGACACTAACCGACAGACACAAAAAAATAATTATTTTGCGCTACGGATTAGACGGGGAAAACCCTAAAACCCTGCAGAAAGTAGCGGACTTGTTCGGCTTGAGTCGAGAAAGAATAAGACAATTAGAACGTGAAGCGTTCCGTAAACTTAAGCAAAGCAAAGAACTACAGTTAGGTTATGCTTTTGACATTGAAAAGCAGAAGCGTTTACAAAAGAAAAAAAACAGAGAGCGACAGGCAATGTTAGTCGAGCTCGACGATGCCTTCCGGTATTTACGAGCGGGGTGGCGCATAGATCAGATCAGCTTCATGACTGGCGTGCCTACCAAAGAATTAGAAAAATGGTTCTATCGAAACGAGGATTCGGAGAAATGAAAGCGTGGCCGTGGGAGGTAGTACAGGAGGCCTTCCGACTTCGTGACGAAGGCGTTCCTAAAAAATTAATCAGCCGCAAGCTCGGGCCGTCAACACACACCTTGAACGACTGGTTTAATAGACCGGGTTATCTGGAGAAAATAAATGGACGAAGAAAAAGCAATCCTAGCATTAGTCTCGACGGTAATGATGCACGCGCTACTCGCCAGATCGAATCGCTCTACCGATCAACTGGCAAAGGAGGCGGTGGTGGTTGCTGAGCAGCTCATCGACGCAGTAAACGAAACCATGGAGTACCGCTGATGTTTACTTCCGCACTGGCCTGCCTAGCACTTACGATTTATCACGAAGCACGCAACCAAGACTTGCAGGGGCAGATCGCCGTCGCACAAGTCGTCCTCGAAAGAGTCTACGACTCACGCTTCCCTGACACCGTCTGCGGCGTCGTTACCGACGGCGGCGAGGTCCGCAACCGCTGCGCGTTCTCATTCTACTGCGACGGCCAGTCCGATAAACCTCAAGACGAGCGCGCCTACACCGTGGCACGGTGGGTGGCCTCAGGCGTCCTCAGCGGCGCTGTGAGCGACATTACGGGTTACGCTACGCATTATCATGCCTACTACGTTCGGCCCGACTGGGCCCTTAAAATGCGTCCTACGGCCGTCATAGGTGATCATCTGTTCTACCGGGAGGGTGCAGGCGCCGAGGACCACGGACCTTATATTGGGTGGAAATAGCGCAGAAAAGTGCAGATAATTTTGTCCGGGGACGAAAAAAAGTGCAGACAATTTTGTCCATGGCCTGTAAGCTGTTGAATTCATTAAGATAAAAATAAGTAGAAAAAAGTAGAAAAAAGTGTTGTTTTCTAGGATTAGATCGATTATTCTACAGTTGTTGTCAGGGAATGGCCCTGACCGGATACAGGAAAAGGACATGATAATTCACAACACAAGCCAAGGTCATGTTATCGAGACTAGCAACTCCTCGAGACCTTTTAGGATTTGTAAGGGTGGACGCACTTCTTCATTCAAGACCCTCGATGCAGCGATCAAGGCTCAAGAGAAAAGCATCAAAGCAATCCATGCAGACGTTAAGGCGCTGCGAGAATCCGGCATAGATTGCTAGATAATCAACCCCATACAGGAGACAGACCATGACTTACACAGTAGCCATCATCACCGACCCGGAGGCATTCGACGCCTCCTTCTACGGCTCAGGCGCTCCAGAGTCCTTCTTTATCGAGTCCTTCTCGACTTACCCAAAGTACCTCGAGGCCATCAAGATCATCGCCGCACGCTTCCCTGAAGCACGCATCCAAGGCGACGGCTTTATCCCTGAGAACCTGATCGAAGAAGTACGCAACACGCACCCTCTCGACCAATCCACCGCAACCTCGGAGCCTGATCAAGGTCCGAATCCAATAAACCGCACTTCCTCTTCAATACAGGAGAACACAATGAGCTCTCAAACTGATCGTAACCCTATCGACGCCCTGAGCGATGCACTGGTAGATAATTACCCTTGCAACGAAGCCAGTAGAGAAATCGTAGAGCGCCTGCTCGAAGCACACGAGCGCCTAGCAGAAATAAATAAATGGTTTGGATCGAACCCTTACTGGCGCCTTACAGACGACCACAGGGACTTCAAGCAAGGCCACGCTCGCGAGATGGAGAAGATCGAGCTCGAGGCATTGATCAAGAAATTAAATAGTGGGGAGGCGCTGTAAACTACGCTCATACGTTGTTTCACCACGTTACACCACACACCCGAAACCCATCAAAAAGGCGCTTTTTGGTGGGTTTTTTTATTTTTGACGTGACCCTGCGTAACCGTGATTTGTCTATTACGCTGTGGCCCCCATGGATAAAGGAACGAGGGGTCTTTAACGTGTTAGATTGAAAGAGTGGCGTGGACCACGGGAAATGGAGGGAGGAATGCTCTGGAGGCCACGTGGTGCGGGCTTTGAGGGGCATGGACCATGGACCACGGACCTGCCTATGCAAACGGTTTCTATAGTACCGTATTTTGAGAAAAAAAAGTTTTGATTTTATTTTCTGTCAAATACGGTACGTTTGACGTAACTGACGTAACCAGTCAGTGTTTATGCGGTCTACAGGGATACGTCAAAGGTTACGTCTAATTATTATAGGTGTAACAGTGTAACCTTTTAACCAATTATACGGGGTGCGCGCGCGACTCATTTTTTAGAAAAAAAACTTATTTTTTCTGAGAATACTGTACTATAGAAACCCCTGAAAATAGACAGATTAAAGACCTGTCGATACAATACAGTTTTTTCAATAGCGAGGTTACGATGACACTCTCAGGCATCACCCCACGGGAGCACATCCTGCGCTTGTGCCACGGCAGCCATAAACAAACCCGTTACCCGTTCAAAGCGATGGTCCTCGGCGATTACTTCATTGTCCGCTCGAAAGAGGACGCTAAGCGTATCAACGGCGCCTTGTCGACGTTCTATAGATCACGCAATGGAGCAGGCCGACGCTTCAGTGTTACGCAATCGGAAGGCCCTATCTGGACTTGTCGGAGGACCGCATGAGTAAAAACCGTGAAGGTAAGCAACGCAGAAACATCCTGAACACGTCCCCGCTGAGGCCTAGCACTCGAATGAAGCTCGAGGCCCGGTTAAGCGAGCCGGTCGCACCGCTTAAAGACCAAAAGAATATCGTGACCGCTCAACAGTGGACGTTCATTCAAGAACTCATATCGAACGACGGCCAGATCACTCTGACTGAGGCAGCGATACGCGCAGGCTATCCGAAAGAGTCAGCGAGCTCCTCAGCAACACACCTAACCGACCCCAAGAGGTCGCCCCACATCGTCGCAGCAATCCAACAATACCGCGCCGAGCTCGCTGAGAAGTACGGCACGAACTTCGACAGGCACATGAGAGACCTGCAGCATATCCGCGACCAAGCCCTCGAGGCAGGCAACTTCGGTGCGGCAGTCTCTGCTGAATACCGGCGCGGCCAAGCGCTCGGGACGATCTACGTAGACCGCAAGGAAATCCGTGTAGGCACTATCGACTCGATGAGTAAGGACGAGGTAAGGCGCAAGCTTGAAGAGATTAAGGCATTGTACGGCGCGCCACCCCAGACTCTGATTGACATCGAGCCCGAAGAGATCGACATCGAGCCGGAGGAGATTGAGCTCGAGGAGATAGAAGAGACGCCACCGGCCAAGACAATCATCGAGGAGATGCGCGATGTCGAGCGGTCTAGAGTCAGCGCTATACAGAAACGTAAAGAAGAAACTATCCGGCGCTTTGGTAGTGCCATTAGAAAACAGGGTGAACCTCGGGATACCGGACTGCCTGATAGCGACGCCGCCGACTTACTCCATGTTGGAGCTCAAGGTGGTGAAGAGCGGGAAGAAAGTGCGCCTGAGTCCGCATCAGATAGCCTTTGCCCTGAAGCATGGATCGATGGGGATGCCAATTTACATACTGGTGCAGTGGCACCCGAAGGGGACGACCAAGGCCTCTGAGACACGCCTGCTGCTGTACCATGGCACGCAGGCGCAGGAGCTGTACGAGAGAGGCGTAGACACGCTCCCGGTAGCGCAGTGGCCCATGAATGCCGTTGACTGGACCGAATTAGGCCGCCAGATAACGATAGGTGCCCGTATATGGCCCAGAGAGCCGCTGTGAGCGCGATTAACCGAGACCTATACCAACCTACCGCTTACGGCATATCGTCCAATGACGGGAATCAGGAAAGGGCCCTCGGCCGCCCCCGCGCGGGGTGCGAGCGGCGCCGTTTTGGCTCTGGGCGCCCAGATGCGTGGGCCATGACCCGAGGTGCCCGAATCGGGGCAACCACAAGATGTAGTGATTGGCATGGATCGAGGGGCATGGAAATAGCTAAGTGCTTGATTTATAACGATTCACTATTTCCGGTAATTGATATTACCGGAAATAGCGGGTCCCTTTTGGCCATTTTGGACGCTAGATGAGAATCGTTCGCATTTGGCCCGAACGGCCGCCCCCTCCTCGCGGAGTGCGGGGCTTAAGCTAGATTTCACACAATTAATTTGGCCCAAAACAAAAATGGACTATGTTCCACGTGGAACCACCTAGCTAACCCACCCCCTTGTTTTTTAAAATCAAAAGGGCCATAAATTTTTAGCAAATTTTTACTAAATGGGAATTCGTATGCAGCAAGATGTCGAAGCCGAACGATTAAAACTAGAACTCCGACTGGCCCTGCTAGAGGGACAAGAACGCGCTAAGAACACGTTCATTGGTTTTTCTCAGTACGTCTGGCCTGAAGCGATTTTGAGCAGCCACCATAAGATCATGGCGGACGCCTTTGACCGAATAGCCAAAGGAACCCTAAAGCGCTTGATCGTGAACATGCC